AGAGCGCAGCGAATCCAGATGAAGGCGGTGCACCTGCACAAAATGAGGAAGAAGAAGTAGAACCCTCCTTACCGCCAATAGAGGTAGAATAATGTCAAGTATGCAAAAGAAGAAGATGTTACAAACTTTGTCTGATTATTATATTAAGAAGGGAAAGATATATGAATCCTCTTTAGAGTATAGTCGACAAACTGACATCCCTTATTCAATTAAAGAAATAAAGAAAGTAATGGGTGGCTGGAGTATGTTGTTTAAATACTTAAATACTGACTATCCAAATCTTAAAAAAGATATTGATAAGAAGGGTAGAGGAGACTTGTTTGGAGATAAGCCAGTTTTCCCTAAATCAAAAATTCCCAAACCTCCTAAGCCCAGTATGAGTAAGGTAACCCTTACTACTGGACGGAATGAAACGAATGAATAAAATTTTTAATTTAACTTCTAATTTCAAAGCGTCTGCTCAGCAAGATGGTAGTGTAAAAATACGGGGTATGGCTAGTACAGCAGATTTCGATAGGGCCGGAGATAGTATTAAGGCAGATGCTTGGGATAAAGGTGGTTTAAACAATTTTAAAAAGAATCCTATTATTCTTTTTAATCATGACTATGATCGACCAATCGGTCGTGCTACGGGTGTCCAAGTAACAGATAAAGGTCTGGAACTAGAGGCAAAAATTAGTAAGTCAGCTCACGCAGGAGTGTGCGACTTAGTTAAAGATGGGGTTCTTGGAGCATTTTCTGTTGGTTTCCGAGTCAAGGACGCTGATTACATAGAGGAAACTGACGGACTCATGATAAAGGACGCTGAATTATTTGAGGTATCGGTAGTTTCCGTACCCTGCAATCAGGCAGCTACTTTTTCTTTAGCGAAATCGTTTGACTCGATAGAAGAGTATGATGATTTCAAAAAAACTTTCACAAATCGTGTAGATCTAGCCGGTCAGTCTCTGGCTAAGGAAGATGTGAGAACATCCAGCATAGCTAGTAATACACCGGTAAAGACGGAGAAATCCGTGCAAGAGGAGATCGTAATGTCGGAAGATAAAACTCCCGAAATCGACTTGGAAGCCTTTGCAAAACAAGTAGCAGAACAAACCGCTACTAGAATTGCAATGAAGCAATCCGAGCAAAAAGCTGTGGAGAAAGCTGAAGCCGAAAAGGTAGAAGCTGCCGCCGCAGAGAAGACCAAGCAAGAAGAGTCAGTTAAAACTGCTATTAAAGTAGGAGTTGAAACTGGTGCTGAAAGATTGGTTGCAGATGTAGAGGCTAAGTTAGCCGCAAAGGATGCTCAAATTGAGGAAGTTCTCAAGCAGCATAAAACAGATCTTGAAGAGAAGAAAGAAGAAATTTCTCGAATGCAAGATTCAAAGCGAGTTTTCGCAAATCGCGGTGATGGTGACATTTCTAAGTGGGGCAAAGAGTTTCTTTATGCTTCAGTTCTTGGAAAAGTTACGGGCAAAGGTTGGGATACTGACTATGCTCGAGACATCATGCAAAAAGCAGGCGTTACTTATGACGCTTCAACTGGTATTGGCCTGGACGCAAGCGTATCTTCTACTTTCGAGAATGAAGTACGACTTGAGCAAAAAGTCGCTAATCTCTTTAGAGAAATGGCGGTTACTTCAGGTGCTACTGTTATGCCAATCATTCCAGATACTGAAGATGCAAATTGGAATGCTACTGGCCTAGAAACTACTGCTAATCTCTTGGAAGAGAAAGGTGCGAGCGATAACAACTTTCACGTTGGTCGCGTAACACTTAATGCCTATCGTTTGATCTCTGGTACATTCATTGCAAATGATACTGACGAGCAAATCGTCGTTAACGTTCTTCCTTGGATTCTATCAGCTCTTGCACGAGCACACGCTCGAGCAATTGATTCTTCTATCATGAATGGCACAGCTAATCAAGCTGGTCTTTGTGGTGGAGCAGGTACTGATGGTGCAGGTTCTTTCTTAGCTTCAGATTCAACTGGTGTCACTGACATCGCTAATGACGGCTCAGGTGCAATAACTGGTGCAAACTTACTGGCCGCTCGTTCTGAAATGGGTAAATACGGAGTCAATCCTAATGACGTAGCATACGTTGTTAATGTTGAAGAGTATTTTAACCTGATTGCAGATGCAGCGTTCTCAGATATCTCAGAAGTTGGTAGTGAAGTTGCCATGAAGGTAGTTGGTCAGGTAGGATCCATTTATGGATCTCCTGTAGTAGCAAGCGATCAATTCGCACGTGCTACCACTAAAACTGCTGCTTGTGCAGTCAACGTTCACAACTACTTAATGCCACGACTTAAGTCTGTAGGTATTGAAACTGACTACGAAGTAGCGGGTCAGCGTACTGCTGTTGTCGCTGCTCAATCCAGAGGATTTGAGGAGTTAGTTGCAGGTTCTGGTGCAGATCAGCCAGCCGTTCGAATTGAATACGCCTAGTATTTAGGTGTCTTTAATCTTATTAACTTGTGGGAGGACTTCGGTTCTCCCCAGGTTTTTACTAATTGACTTATGACAGATTTAATAACAAAAGACGAGTACAAAGAGTATAAAAACCTTTCTCAAAGTGTAAAAGAGGACGGAAGAATTGATGCACTCGTAGATTCAGTGAGCCAATTAGTAAAAACCTATTGCGGAAATAGTATTGTAGATTACTACTCCGCTAACAAGACAGAAACTTTTAATGTTAATTGGGGTACATATGTAGTTCAACTAACTGAGAGTCCAGTTAATACTATTGTAAGTGTACAAGAAAGAGAAGGGTATTCTAGTGATTATACTACTCTTACGTCAGGCGCTCAACAATATTATTTAGATACTGATACAGATAGTATACTTCGTACTACCTCGGGTAGTGAGTATACAAATTGGCCTTTAGGTCCGGCGGCTGTTAAGATAGTTTATACCGCAGGATATGCTACTCCGCCAAAAGATTTGCAACTAGCCGTTGCTGATCTTATTACTTATTATTTGAAAGACGAGTACAAAGAAAGACGATCATTACAAGGTGCAAGTGTACAAAATAGAGGCACTTCATCAATGTCTGACAATGTGGATTTTCCTGATCACATTAAGCGGGTCTTAGACCTTTATAAGAATTTCTAATGGCCTCAGAAGATTTAAAACAACTTGATAGAGATATAACTGCGGCTATTAAAAAAGATGCCGGTGAATGGCGGAAAGAATTTTCAGATATAATGCCAACTGTAGTTTCTATGGAGGTAAAAGCGGTACAGAAACAATGCTGGGAGGAGATGGCACGAAGAGAGGGATACAAAACTATAAGAAATTTCAAAAACTCGTCAGCAGATACAGATGCACTAGGAGTTGCAATTAACACCCACGTTGGGCCTTTCTTATCTGCGTACCATGCCAAGGTGACACAAGTTAGTAATGATAAGAATTGGAATGTAGAATGGGATTCCAAAAAGAAGTCCGCAGCCAATTTTGTTTTTACATTATCTTCTAATAAAACCGGAGATGTTTTTAATAAGATAAAAGACATGAAGCGTGACGCGCAGAGAAACTTACTTGCAGCTATAAACGCTTGGGCAAAACTAGACAAAGGCCGCGGTAGTAGAAGAGGTATCGATACAGGAGATGCAGACCTAGATAAAAAAATAGGAACTAAAACAGGAAGAAAGGGGAAAGCTGCAAGTAAAGAAATTAGAAAAAATGATTCTTTCCTTGACTATGGGCACGTAGGGGCATCGGCAGTAGGAACCCAAAGAGCTTTGGCGACGGCAGACTTTCTTAAAAACTATAAGGGGAATGATAAAGCAGCAGCCACAAGAATACTAGCGGCTCTTGCTAATGCTTTTGAGTTTATACTTAAAGATCGTAAAAGCTATAAAGGCGATATGGAATCAATTCTTGAAGTCATGCTTGAATCATCTCGTATGAATAAAGCTACAATGGATAAGGGAGAAGTAACTGCGATACAAAGTATTATAGATACTGCCTTAGATAAAGTAGCAGTAAAGAAAGGCGGAAAAACATATTGGGTAATGAGAGAAGGCTCTGATAGCTTTTTTGATATGGTTGAAAAGTCTGTAGTAGCAGGTTGGGCAAAGGGTTTAAAACCTAATAAAACAACTAAAAAGCTTAAAACTAGTGTACAGTATCAAAATCGAAAAGACAGTACTAAGACAGTAAAAGGCAAACAAACAAAAAGAAAAGTAACTGCTAAGAGGGGGCAGATGTATAAACTTCCTCCAATAGTAACAAGAAAAGAAGCGCAAAGGGCCGCGGCCCGTGCTCCAGCGACTGCCCCTTTAGCTATGATAGGGCTAATAAATAAAGAATTACCGGCAGTAGTAGAAGCAAATATGGGACGGCCTAGATTAGAGTCTATAACTGGCAGATTTGCTGGGTCAGCAAGGGTAACAGATATTATCAGTACTACCCAAGGGTACCCGTCTATTGGGTATACTTACCAGACTGATCCTTACCAGACTTTTGAAGTTGGTGGAAAACAAGGAAGTACAGATTACGATCCCAGAAGATTAATAGATCAATCTTTAAGACAAATAGCAATGAAATTTGCAATGGGAAGGTTTTATACTAGAAGGGAAGAATAATGGCATCTAGATCATATACTACTCGAAGACAAGGCATTGTAAATGCTATAGTCGAGAAGTTAAAAGCTATTGATGGATCTGGACAGTATCATACTGATATAATGGATAATATAAGCCCAAGATTAAAATTTTGGGATGAAGTAGATGAATTTCCTGCAGTACATATAAATGCTGGAAGAGAAGCAAGAGAATATTTAACTGGTGGGGTAAAAAATAGATTTCTAACTGTTACTTTACGATGCTATGTAAATGAAGAAGATGCTGTAAATGCTTTAGATGCTTTATTAGAGGATGTAGAGACCGTATTAGAGGATAACTCAAATATGACTTATACTGATAAATTAGGAGTAACGCAAGGCATACAACAAATCACAGTCCTCAGTATTGATACTGATGAAGGTGTATTAGAGCCGATGGGGGTAGCTGAGATGGTTACCGAGGTTCGATACTAGAAAATGCTGGTAGGAACAAAAGTTCAATTCCAAGCCTTTTCAAGATAATAGGAGAAATAAATGGCTCAACAATTATATTTTAGCCGCGACTCGGAGATGCACGTTGAAATCGGGTCTGTGGTGTGGAAGGTTCCTGTACTTGAAGGATTCTCTTTCTCACAGGCTACAAACGTGTCCGAAATAGGACTGAATGAGATGGAAAGTACTGCAGGAATCAGTCGTCGGGGTAGACGAGCCTTTAATGACTCT